CACTTATCTCTAATACTTATCAATATAGAGTGAAATTTAATTTAAACCTAAAGAGTATGTAATTAAGTTTAATAAAGGAGTTTAAATTGCCCGATTAACGTTCACCAAAGGTGGAACACCAACGAGATACATAAATGAAAAATCGTCTCCAACAGCACGATAAAAGGAAAGATTTGTTTCTGCAGCAGTTCCTGTTCCAAAGCTATTTTTGGCTCTAGAACTTACAGTAATAATTGCTGGTGGAATATGACCTTTTAAAACGTTAGAAATTTCAATAGGTTTCTCCGTAGATGTATACAGAGTAGCTGGAGAAATATGAGAAACGTTATAATAAGGGGGTTCAACTTCTATCAATCCTTCAACATTAGTTGCAACTTCCACATTGGAGTTACCCATATTCAACATTGGCGAAGTTAAAGGAGTTGTTAATTGGACTGGAACACCGCCAGCCGTAAAACGATTTACCAAAGTGTTAAACGTGTCTTGAACACTAGTAAACAAACCAACAGTCCAAATATTATTTGAATTAGTAGGACCAGCAGCACGAGATGCAGCATTACTTGAATTATAAGTAGAAGCTTTAATACGCATGGAACCGCGCCAAAAAGCATATAAGAAATAATAATATTCAAACTGGCTTATAGACTTATCTGAAGTTGTATTTGAAACTGGTTCTTGAACAGAATAAGGAGCTATAATAACTGCTGGATTAGTGGGAGTAAGATTTGTAGTGAAGAAATGACCAAAACGCTTAACTAATTGTCTAACAGATAATATCTTTTCTCCAATACAATGTGCTTCAGGAGACCAATTAGATTGAATTGGATGTCCATCAATAGACATAGGGTGAATACCGTGTTGAGCTTCATTGCGTGGAACGGCTTCATTTTCTCCCATAATTTGTGCTACGATTTTATGATCTTGAGTGACTTCATTATTGTATTCATCATCATGTTCCTGCTTTGCAATTTTATCTTGAGCAAGTGTGAAAGTTCCGCTATATGGAACATATGATGGACTAGTAGGACCAGCAAATGTTAAATCAGGCCCACCAGAAACTTCCACAATTGCATCAATAGATTGAAAAACATTATTAGCAGCAACTAATTGATTTAGAACTTCGACTCTCACAATACCAGTAACAGCATTGTACATCAAGCTATTATTTGGTCCCAACCAACTAGACTCAGGGCGTATTGAAAACATCCAGGGTCGCGTGGAGGGGTACGGTGCTGTAAATGCAACTTCGGTTGAAGTTCTCAAATCAACAATAATCTTTTGCGTACGAGATACATCTGGTACTCCAGTAGAAATTGCAGTATTGTAATAAAATGGTATAAAACTAATTCTTAATCTACCAGAATGGTATTGCGTCTTTACAAACTTAAATGTGTAAACTATCGAACCACGCCAATATGAAAATGCATTAGCAACATAACCCATGTGCGTACATCTAAATCTATTTTGTATCGTATCAGAAAAAGGTTTAATTTTAAAAGGGGTCACAAAATTATCCCAAAGAACTGTACTACTTTGATCAGTTGTAGACCAAGAAAATCTGTCCCAATAATTCGGTATAGACAGTATATGTGAAAAATCCATTTCATCAGCTGATGTTCCAGCTAAACCAGACTTAGTTTCAATTTCATTACAAGCTGAAAGAGCTAATTTGTGTGAAGTATCTGCTCCATCATAATTCGCCATTCTATTCTGACCACGCAATTTTGACTCACAAGGTAAACCTTGTGTCGTTGGTTTTGAAAAACCTAGCATTTTGAAAATATTTGAAGCTTCTGCCGAAATCCATGCTGGTCTCGTAAACATATTTCCCAAAATTGGAATTTTTGACATAGTGTTGAGTCCTTCAGAAATTTGACCAATACCAGTACTTATAGTACCACTATCTTTCATTTGTTTTATTTCCGAAGCAACTTGAGCGAAAATCTTGTCTGGTGGCCTTTGGTACGCCTTAGAACTCCATAATTTTCTAAATTCTTTTTCGGA